CTGGATCAGCAGAAAAAAGAAGAAAACAGATTTTAAAAAGGCTTGCTGAAGGAGCCTTGGGTAATATAAGTGCAAATTAAGTAATCAACCGCCTTATCCTGGGCGGTTTTTTGTTGGAGAAAAGCGATGAAAACAAGGAATAAAGACCCTGCATTGAAAAAGGAGAGCTGATATATGGACAGAGTTGGAAGACAATCTCCAACCGTGTCCGTAATCTTGCCTTATGATAATACAAAGGGTCCTGAAGCTATCGAATTGTATAACGCTACAGAGAGAACATCACTGGATTGGCAGACCGCTCTCACGTATGACATCATGGCCGTTGACGACGGCGGTCTATGGATCCATCAGAAATTTGGCTACAGCGTGCCGAGACGTAATGGCAAGTCGGAAATGGCCATTGCAAGGTGCGTATGGGGGCTAAAGAATGGGGAGCGGATATTGTACACTGCCCACAGAGCAACAACAGCACATTCCATCTGGGAGCGTCTGAGCAGGCTTTGTGAAAAGACCGACATTGTAGTTGAATCGTCATTCAGAGCGTTTGGTAAAGAACATCTGTATTGTGAGGGTGGTGGAGTCATTGAATTTCGTACCAGGACGTCCACAGGGGGCCTTGGTGAGGGCTACGACCTGCTTATCATAGACGAGGCACAGGAATATACCCCTGAGCAGGAAACAGCCCTTAAATACGTTGTTACGGACTCACAGAACCCGCAGACAATTATGTTTGGAACCCCGCCCACAGCGATCAGCGCCGGCACGGTCTTTCCAAAGTATAGAAAAAGGGTACTTGCCGGTGATGGTTATGAATCTGGATGGGCCGAATGGTCTGTACCTGAGATGAGTGATGCACATGATGTTGATCTGTGGTATGAAACTAATCCGTCACTTGGAACAATCCTTAAAGAGAGGACGATCCGCTCAGAGATTGGCGATGATAACACAGATTTTAACATTCAGCGCTTGGGCTTATGGCTCCAATACAATCAAAGAAGTGAAATTTCCAAGAATGAGTGGGAAGCGCTTCAGGTGGATGAACTTCCAAGCCTGACAGGTCAGCTTTTTGTTGGGGTTAAGTTTGGAAATGACGGGGTTAACGTGGCTGTGTCAATTGCCATCCGGACCAACGATGACAAGATATTCTTGGAAACAAGGGACTGTAAGACTGTTCGTGCTGGAGTTGCCTGGATTGTTGATTTTATCGACAAGGCAGACGTGAGAGCCGTGGCAGTGGATGGAAAAAATGGTGCTGATATTCTGGCGGATGCCATGAAGCAGATGAAACTGAAAGCACCTACCATCATGACTGTTGGACAGGTGATTAAGTCCAATGCAGAGTTTGAAATGGCTCTTGCTCAGGCTAACATAGTCCACATGCATCAAAGCGCTGTCCTTCAGGTGGTTACAAATTGCGAAAAGCGTTCAATCGGTTCTGGTGGTGGTTTTGGATACCGTTCGATCTTAACCGGGGCCGATATAGCAATACTCGATAGCATGATAATAGCTCATTGGCTTTGTAAGGACACACCAAAGGCAAGAAAAAAACAAAAAATTAGTTATTAAAGCATCAGATTACAAAAATCTGGTGTTTTTTTATATCAAAAATTTACGGATACCAACCGGTCAAATGGGAAGGAGATAAACATGGCTGAATTTAAAATCATTGAAACTCAGGAGGAATTTGACGCACGAATTAGCGAGAGATTAAAGAGAGACAGGGAGTCATTTGCGAAGAAATATGAAGGATATAAGTCCCCGGAAGACATCCAGAAGATCACCGATGGACTTAACGCACAGATCAAAGCCCTGGAAGAAGAGAAATCTGCTGTGGCAGAAACGCTAAAAGAGAAAGATGCGAAGATTGCTGAGAGTGAGAAATACAGGACCGACCTGGCAAAAACGAGGATCGCTCTTAAGGCAGGACTTGATATCAAGTATGCCGACAGACTGAGAGGGGCAGACGAGAAAGAGTGGGAAGCTGACGCCAAAGAGCTGGCAAAAGACTTTGCAGCATCACGCTACACACCACCGGCTGCAAGCCATGAACCCGTATCAAATCCAAACAATAAACATGCTGCTCAAAATGCAGCTTTCAAGAATATGCTTTCAAATCTTGAAGAATAAAAAAGGCATATCGAAAGGAGAATAACAATGGCTTTAAGTAAATCTACATATTTTGATCCAATTTTAATTCCAGATTTAATCAATAATATTAAGGGCAAGAGCTCCCTGGCTGCACTGTGTGCACAGGAACCGGTACCGTTTAACGGTCAGAAAGAGTTCGTCTTCACAATGGGATCTGAAGCAAACCTCGTTGCTGAGAATGCTGCAAAGGCAGCCGGCAATGTTGGTATTTCCCCGGTTATCATCAACCCGCTGAAGATCGAGTATGGTGCTCGTGTATCTGACGAGTTCCTTTTCGCTTCTGAAGAGGCAAAGATTGATATTTTAAGAAGTTTCGTAGACGGCTTTTCTAAGAAGGCAGCAAGGGCCCTTGATATCATGGCGATCCATGGTATGAACCCCCGTACCGCTACCAACGCAACCATCATCGGCACTAACTACTTCGATATCGGAGTAGATGCAGCTTATGAAGGCGCTGTTGGATATGAAGTTGATGCTAATACACTGGTTGAGACCGCTATTGGCATGGTTGGAGCATATGATTATGATGTGTCCGGCATGGCTATGGCACCGGCATTCAGAACAAAATTAGCTAAACTTACACTTGGAACTAATAACCAGCAGCCGAGATTCCCAGAATTAGGCTGGGGCCGTGCTCCTGGAGCGATCAATGGGCTTCCTGTTGATGTAAATTCTACAGTTGCATTTGGTGGATCTGATGACCTTGCTGTACTTGGAGATTTCCAGGGAGCTTTTAAGTGGGGCTATGCAAAAGAGATCCCGCTTAAGGTTATTGAGTATGGTTGCCCGGATAATGATACTTCTGCAGGCGATCTGCAGGGCCACAACCAGGTATATATCCGCTGTGAGCTGTATCTTGGATGGGGCATCCTTGACAAAAAGGCCTTCGCACTGATCAAGAGCGGAGCTGCTTCTGGAGCCACTGGAGCTACTGGAGCTACTGGCCAGTAAGATAATGTATGAAACCGGCATTATTTACGTCAAACAAAGAGTTGATCAGGGCAGAAAATATCGCTGCCCTGTTTGACTTTTACGATAATGATAAGCAGTTTATTCGGACCCGTCCAGGCAAAAGGGATAACAGGCTTGGGTCAGAAAAATTCTCCATCCGGGTATGTGATGAGTTTATCGGTGCCAGCCCAGGCAAAGCAATCATGATAGGCCATGGGCTTGCCGGTGCTAAAACTTTCGGACTCGACCAACCACGCCCATATCATACAGAAGTCGGTGCAAAGCTCCTGACATGGGTGATCACTACCAGCGAAGAGATGATATCTATAACCGCCAAACAGAGTGGAGTGCCTGAATCCAGAGTGTTACCGCTCGGAATGCCCAGAACTGACCTGTATTTTGGCAGGAAGAAGGGCGATGGCGGGACACCTTTGGCAAATAAGCGGTCATATCTGTATGTTCCGACCTTTAGGAACAGGAACGAGGGTAGACTAGCTGATATTGATTGGAGAAAGCTTGACGAGATGCTCACAGATGATGAGTTATTTGTTGTTAAAGCTCACATGGTGACAGGACCTATCTTAAATGTTCCACCTGGCACTTATCGGCACATTATCGAAGCATCTCCGTATGTTCCATCGACACCGTATCTCTTAGATTGTGATGTTGTGATCACAGATTACAGCTCTATTATGCTTGATGCTCATGTCCTTAGAAAGCCGGTCGTTCTTTTCGAAAAAGAGCCTGGCTATACAAGGTCAAGGGGCATGTATCTGAAGTATCCGGATGAATATTCGTCCAGATACTGCCAGACAGACAGGGAGTTGGTTGATATGATACGGAGTGCACATGGCCAGAGGGACGCAGACAGACGATGTTTGGAGCGTACAGGCGGAGCTTGTGACGGTCACTCAAGGGAGCGGATCGCAAACCTGATTAAGGAGACAATATGAGGATATTAATAGCAGTTCCAACATACGAAAACATTTATCCGGATACTTTTGAATCCATTTACGGCTTAGATCCTGGAGATCATGAACTTCTTTTTAAGTTTGTTCGTGGTTATGATGTTGCCACCGCAAGGAATCGCATCGCACAGACCGCCATCGACAACGAGGTGGATTTTGTGCTCATGGTTGATAACGATGTTGTACTTCCAGAAGATGCGCTTCTTAATCTCCTGGAGCATGACGAGGATGTCTGCCTTGGATACTATGCTCATCGGGATGCAGACAATATCTATCGAGGCAGGGTTAATATCTGCAAGCTTGGACCATTTAATTATCCGCTGGAATCCGAATACACTGCTGAAGAAGTGAAGAGCTTAAGAGATGATGGCACGTATATAATACAGATCCATGGTGGTGGAATGGGATGTGCACTGATACGCACTGA